AGTACCCGCAACAAAATTAGTAAGATCAGGAAAATTGCCTTGAAATGTTCCATAGCCGCCTCCTGCACCACCATATACGTTAGTGCTGGAGGCATCGCTCGAGCCAGTGCCTAGTAGAACTAAATTAGAGGTACTACCTCTTCCCCCCGCTTGAACCCATAATTTAATATTGCCAACAGATACATCGGCCGTTAAATAAAAAGTATTAAAACGCCCTATATACGGAGTAATGACTACTTCTACTTTTGCGGCTGACGGGCGGTTTGTAGACCAGCTTTCCGCCCCGCTGTAAGCTCTAGCCCTCATCTTTACTGTTGTTCCGTCACCGTATACACCCCAAGACATTCCCCTACTCGCACCAGCTTCCATAATAAGCCCACGGTCGCTTAGGGTCGTAAACTCTGTATCAAGGGCCATGCAAAAATCTTGGCTGTTGCTAGATAATCCAGCGCGTAGGCTAGGGAAACTTGTTACCGTTGCGGTAGGAGAGCCGTAAGGAGACTCGTAATCAAAACCTGAACCCGCCGCTCTGAGCATTCTACTTCTTAGCATTAAGTAGCACCTACATAAGCGCCATAAAGCGTCCCACTAACATGCCATAGCTCAATGACGTTAGCTGTACCATTTGTAAGTACGGGCGCAGACCCGCCAATCCATGAAATTGTGGGCCAAGTTGCAGTGGAATTAAAAACGGGCGTAATTATCAGCGTTACAAACTCGCCATTGGAAAGGGACTCAGTATACGTGGTATCATTCTGCATACTCCTGTACTGGATAGTGCCGTTTGCGGGGTCTATGAGTGCCGCGGTACTTGATTCGCCTGTTAAGTTGTATTGCTGTTCTTCTATACCTTTTTTAAATTCTACGGCTGTTTCGTCAATACGCATGACTTCTGCGCCGTGAGTCTCAAATGCGATTAGTTTGTTAAGTGTAGTACCGCTAGAGTTATAGTCGCTAATTGAAACTTTACCCGAGCCAGAGCCGTCATAACCAAACCTTGCTCGACCACCTTGATAAAAAGTGAACGCGCTATTGTCATAATTGCCTGTGCCACCAGTAACACTTATGCCACCTCCATCAGCAGTTGTAACGTCTAAATCGCCAGAAGTAATCTTTACGTCGCCTCCTGCGTCAATTCTTAGCTCGCTTCCATCAGACGTTTGAAGTCTAATGTCCCCAGTAGTCTCTTCATTTTTGATGTAGAAATCATCACCACTGGAGGCTAGGCCCATGTAAGCATGACGGTCAGTGCCACGCTCAAACTCCATATAAACGGGGCCATCGTCGGTAGAGCGTAAGGTCAGTATGCTGTCATCTGTGCTTTCTAGCTCAAGAGAAGCTGCGGTTAAAGCCCCCGCGAATGTTGCGTTGCCATTAGAATTAATCGTAAGTGCCGTGCTTGTAGCGTTATCGTCGATGCCTGTGGATGTAAATGCTGTGAACGTGCCTGCGGCGGGTATTGAGTTTCCAATGGTAGTGCCGTTAGCCGTGCCGCCGCTAAGAGTAAACGTCTTGATTGTTTGGCCGACCAAATCCCCCGCCGCATCAAGGTACAACGACTTATCCGCAGGGTACGTGATAAACACGTTTTTAGTACCGGCCTGAAGATCTACGGCACTGCCAGAGTTGGAACTAGCAAGGACCGTGGTCCGTGTTAAGGTGGTCCCTGCGCTGGCATACGTGCCAAGACCCACCTCAAAAGCCCCGTTACCATCGTCCACGATTGCGTAATAAGTGGTGTCGCCATCTGAAAGAACAGAAGAAAACGTCACGAAATTAGCAACCGCGCCGCCTAATGTGATCGCTCCGGTCCCTGTGGTAGCGGTAGTTTCCTTTACCCGATCTTTGACCACAAAAGCCATTTCTACGCAATCCGAATAATGGCGCTAGCGGAGTCCGCTGTGGGAAATACAATGGTAAAGTCTCCCGCACTAGAAGATTTTGACGCGCCAAAATCTAAAACAACAACGGTGTTCGTAGTGCCGCTTCCCGATCCCGCAGTAGTGTTGTAAATCAACGCGCCACGGGCATCCGTAATGGTCGCCGTGCTAAACGTCAAGTCCGCAAAATCAGTCAGGGCCGTGGTACTTGAAGTGGTGGGCGTTACGTTAGTCAACGTACCGCCGCCCGCCGTGTACCCCGTTCCACTGATCTCATTGCTTGTTGTGTATGCCGTAGTTGCCGCAGTAAAACTGGCGGTATTGTCATACAAAGCAAGCTTAAAAGTGTCCCCTGAACTGTTCGTAAAATCGTGTTTTGCTTCTAACAATTCTTTCTTGAAAGAAGTACACATGAAGTTGCCGGTAAAAGCCATGTCAAATTCTCCTAATAATTTCGGCTAAATCTTTATGCCCCGCCTCACACAGGGCGTTGAAGGTTGTCGTTCTATCGCTTTGAACCATTTCCTTCATGTAAAAAACAAGTACGGATCTAATGTGGTTTTGAAACGCTTCTGCTTGTTCCTTAATCACAGGAGAAGCAGTATCAGAAACACTAATGATTTTAGATAAACACCGCTCCGCCACCTCTTCCGGGGAAAAGCCACGATGATTGGTCGTTTTAACATCCACGATTCCAGCTTCTATTTTACCCCCTTGAATCATCATTGTTTAGGCCTTATCAACATTCCTGTCCGGTAGTTGTCGGTAACTTCTTTAGATTCGCCAAACTGCTTTAAGCCAGAAAGCGCCATTTGAAACTGTTGCTGATAGTTTTGAAGAACATCGGGCTCACCTTTCATAAAAGTGTACGCCTCAACCAAACTGCCATACAACAAAGCAAAAGGAGCGTTTTCGCTTAACCACGATTTTTGACTGTCTGAAAGGGCGGTAAGACTTTCTGGACGATAGTAATAATGTAGTTCTACTGCATAAGATGCATCCGGGGTTGGACTAACCACAAAGTTGTCCCGGTCAAACAAAGCGTAATATTTGGGAGATCCCGTTGTAGTGGATTTTGGACCAAACTCTTGCAGGAAATTGACATCTTTGTAATTTAAAAAATTTTTGTTGCTGCTACCATCCGTCCAAGACAGCGAAAACGGAGCCAAAAAATCAGAGGGGCACCCTAAATATTCTGAATCCGTAGTCATGTTACCGGTTGCGTTTTTTCTAAAATCCGTTAGTTGAATTAACTTTAGAAGTTTTTCTTCGGCATTTCGGATAAACACAGGAAGGTTATTGACGAAAGTTGTTTCGTCATTTTCTGTGTAATCCTGTAGGGCTTGCTTTAATTCCCCGTATGTAAAGCTCATAGTGTATTCACCCTGTTGTGACCCCTACCGCACCAACAACCCCAAATGCAACAATTGGTTTAAAAACAGGCTCTTCAACCAATAAAACCCCAACAAAAACATCAAGGGGCTCTACCCTGTCTGGGCGGGGGTCTTTTAACGCCTCGGGACCTATTGCTTTACGTCGAGGCTCCAGTTGAGGATGCTTAGGGTCATATTCGTCTGGGCCCACCAGCATTCCTGTCCATTCGCGCTTCATTTCGTTTAATTTGTAGCGTTGCCCTGAACGATCAGAAATGCCGTAAGCAAATTTTCCTGATGCAAAATTACCCATGATTAAGGCCTTTGATATGCCATGGTGGGCTGGACATTAAACGAAGCCCTATCCCTATCTTCTGATGCGGCTCGCTCAAACTCTTCTTCATAAACAGATTTCAACAGTTGTACGCGGTCCGGGGCTCGTTTAATTGCAATGTAATACGCAAGACCCGCAGCTAGGCACGGATAAAATCTAAACGGTACGTCCATCGTATTGATATATGTATCGGCATCATCTATCCGTACAAGTTTGTCCACAATGACCGTGTCTGTACTATTTTCAGGAACTGGCCACAATTTAAGCGTAGGGACAATTTGACGGTCTACAAAAAATTGCGAGGGCCTAGCCTGTTGCGTTTTAGTGGGTATATTGATGTAGTCGCTACGGCTAATGCGATCAAGCGCATAATCTGTGCCGCTACGACGAACCACCGCATTTAAAACATCAATCGTAGCCGCGCCTAGACTGTAATCCCCCGTGCCTTGCGTAAGGGTTACGGTGGCCTGTTCAATGGTCCATTGATTAAGGCCACGATTTGCCCAATCTCCCAACATTAAGTTGAGCGATCTTTTTGCTGTTTTAAGGTCATAGCCGGTGCGAACCTCTAGCCCGCATCGCTCAAAAGCTTCTTCAATGTAATCACTTACATCTAGCTCAAAATTTGTAGAACCAGAAACAGCCATTATTACAAGCTCTTAGAAGAAGAACTGCGCACTGCCGCGCCGCTGTTAGCCGTTTTCTTCACAGCGCCGCCGCTACGCATTTTCTTCACAGCGCCGCCGCTACGCATTTTCTTCGGCCCTACTTTAGGCTTGGCCTTCACAGCGCCGCCGTCAGCCATAAAGCCCATTTTGTTCCGAACGTCTTTAGGGAGCTTGGCTAACCCTTTATTTGCTTCAGGTACTGCTTTCTTAGCCATTCCGCCGCTACGCATTTTTTTAACCATTCCTTTTTTTGGCCCTACTTTAGGCTTCATACCCAGCATTGCATAATCTCCTGTATAACGTTTGTCTTTTGTCCCAAAGGGTTGCGGTTGAAACATCCTTCATGTACTGATCATAATACCCTTTTTCTCTTAGCTTTTCTGCCGCTATTTCTAGCTTAGAAAGCCTTTGAACAAACGTAATTGCATACAAATCTTCCACTAAATGTGGGAACGTTTGATCAAAAACTTCCTCATCCTGATCGTCTTCCGGGTGAAATCCCATAACCCACAGGTCTTTTTGAATAAAAATGCCCATACTTATGGCGTCATTAATGCCGTCCAGATACTCGTGGTATGTTTCTGGATCTTGCTCATAAAACAGTTCAACATAGCAAACTAAGTCAAAGGTGTCGTCAAATTGTGACAACGCCGTGTAAAGACCTTGTTTTTTGTCGGAATAGCTAAATACAAAACCTACGCGGTTATCTGCCCATGCTTTTTTTGCATAGGGACATGCCGGGAGATCGTTAAAAAACGAATGAGGCGTTTCAAGGGCGTAACTAGACCAGCCCCGTATTTCCTCTTGAATCTGTTGTTCTAGCTCTAGCATTAGGCATACCGCGTTCGCTTTCTTCTATTTGATAAGACTGCTCCGCAGCCTTTATTTAGCTTACGCACCGCGCCGCCAGACTTAAAACTAACCGTGGCTGCCTTGGTGTTAGATACCACTTGTTTCCCCTTTGCGCCCTCACGTTTTTTCTTTTTTGCAGTGGACGCTCGCTCAGATTTGCTTAGGCTCTGAGCCTTAGATCGCGGTAAACAACGATCCGGGTTCTTTTTGTCTTTGGAAGTTCCACATTCTCCTGCAATGTTGCCACTGCTGTCAATGCGGACCCACTCTTGATCCCGCCATTTTTTAAGCTCGCCCATAAATTACGCTTTGCCCTTGGACTTTTTGGCGTAATTTGGGTCTTTGCAATATTTACTGGCGGCCATGTTGGCATATGCCGAAGGATATGTGTCAAAAGTGCGCTTTGCCCACGCCTTACCTGCCGGACAAATCTTGCTTCCTTTGCTTTTTCCAGAAGCATCGCCACCTTTCCGTAGATAAGTGACTTGAAGCTTGGTTTTTTTAGGTCCTGTCTTGACCCGAGAACCACAACCCCCCATATTTACCCCCAAAAATTAGCCGCAATCGGTGCAAGAACAATAAGCACCGCAATTCCCCAAATTTTTAAGTCCAATTTGCTCAATGCTTCAGAGTTTTTAGCGATAAACTCTTTTTGGTCGTCCAATCGTTCTTCAATGCGCTTGTATCGCAAATTGCACTCCGCCTCGTGCTTTTCTAAGCGAGAGAGTACCTCTTCCACCTGCATCGTTAACACCTTACCACGCTTTACAAGACCAGTATCTTGCGGTGAATTTGTCTTTTGCCGTATCGCAACTGTGCCGAGCCCTAAAATTGCTCCTGCGCCCCGGTTGAGACTTTTTAATCGACATGTTTGGATCACCAAAGCGCACCAGCTTGATTTCACTGCCTTTTTTAGCCAAAACCGCGCTTTTTTTAGACTTGCCGGGCGTTTTTTTGGGCTTGTTGTACCCTGAAAAAGACTCCCCCCTGTACTGTAATCGTCCAGAAGGAAGTTTTTTTACGTTTTTAGTGGTGGCCATATTTTTAACTATAAAACACTGTCAAAGCAGTGATATTAGTTAGCGTTCCAATATAAATATCGGAAACTCTTATTCCCTCGTCAGGGATGTTGACCGAGTGAGTCGCACTCGCAACAAAATCCAAATCTAAGACTGTGGAGCCCCCGCTACCATCTGTAATGGTTAACCGTGGGCTTCCTGTGGTGCTTAGAACTTGAATCTGGCGAATACGAGCAGGCCCTACCGAAGCGGAGCCTGTCCCGGTCAGACGTTTTGATTTTACGTCTGAATTAGCCATTAGATTAACCCGCCGATACCGTTAAAACGCCAGAATTACTATAGAGTTGACCCGCTACGCTAGGATCTGCGGTTGGTAAATCTTTAATGATTACCACACTGTTAGTACCATCGTGAGTAATCGAAATGTTTTCGGTTACTGCGCCCGTAGTAGCGTTTTTGGTGATGTCTAGAAAACCGTTTTCTGAACGAACGGGACCGTTGAAAGTAGTATTAGCCATGAAAATCTCCTGTCGTGGCAAATGTCACCCGCCTCATGCGGATGTCAGGATATGGTTATTTTAACATGCAAAAAGAAAGGGCGGCAAATGCCGCCCTTTTTTGATCCGAAGATCGCTTAGGCTCCGGGAGAGCCAAAGACACAACGCCAATCAGAAACACCGAAACTGTAACGCTCACGCGCTTTGAAACGCATGTTGCCAGTGTCGAAGTCGCCTTCCATAGCAGTCTTGATGGGGCTACGGTTGAACAACTTAAAGCCGTTGGGTGCGTCAGTCTTGAGGAAAAACGCATCCGTATCGGTCAAAAAGTGGTTCACAACAGCGCCATCCGGGATCATACCCATAGACTTCATTGCATTGGTGTCGTTGTCAGCCGTACCCGGACGGAGGTTAGAGTTAATAACTCTTTCTGCAATAAATTGCAGTTCCTTCGGGATAATCAGCTTCATGCCACGTACCGCAATTTTCAGACCACGCTCATCGGTAAAACTAGCGATGTCGATCAGCATCTGCTCAAGAGAAGTCTCGTTGAGATCAGCAGCTACCGCAAGTTGATTGCGTTGGTTACCCGAAAGAGAGGGGTGAGCAGAAGAACACAGAGCCGCACCATCACCCACTGGAGAACCAGTGCTGAACGCATTGTTCAGGATAGAAGCCGCTTTGATCTGCTTGGTTTGTGACATAGATCGTGCCAAAGCACGAGTGTAACGAGAAGCAAGACGATCATACAGATTGTCTTCGATAGCCTCTTCAGTGATGCTGAAGGCCAGAGCGATGGTCTCGTGAGTGTAACGAGCAGTGAAAGTTTCCTGCGCGTCATCAAACGAGATAGAACCACCTTCCGATTTAACCGGCGCAGTGCCGAAACCAGACAACATTACTTCTTCTTCAAAAGCACGATCTGAAGATTCTTCGTCGAAGATCTCCCCATGCTCTTTTTCGTAGCGATCATACTCAAGGCCGAAGAGAGCGTTCAGTCCGGGCTCAAGCTCTTTCGCCAATTGTGCGCGAGAAATAGCCATTACTTAATCTCCCTTAGATACCAGTTGAGTCAGCGGTTGTTTGAGAAGCAAACGCCCGCGTGGCTGCGTTAAAGTGCGCGTTCAGTCGAACGAGAAGATGGGCACCCGCTGACGCATAATCATTATTAGCGTCATCATCGACCAAACCTACAATACGCAAAGGTAGCGTTGCTGTAGTGGCAATAGTGCTTACACCTAGCTGAGAATTAGACTTTCCTGTATCGGTAGAACCGGTACGAGCAGAAGTTCCCAAACTAGCGTTAGCAAAAACAGCCGCCAAAGCAGTGGCTCGGTTGGTGAGGGTGGCATCCGCCGCTACGGCGAACAGTTGATTGGGGTTATCCGCTATTAAAGCTTTTACCGGGTAGTTAGTGTCTACAGACACGCTACCTGATCCGGGCCAGTAGTTAAGCCAAACAGGCTTCTTCTGAGTCGAATCGTGGTACTGAACCCCTACGAGAACACCAAGGGCTTGCGTGGTGCCGCCATTGGTTGCCCCAGCTTGGTCAATTACTCCTGCCGCAGTAGGAACCACAATTGAACCATTAAAGATTGCATTTGTGTTGTTACTAGCAATTTCATACTCAGTAACACCAGTGCTGTTAACACCGCTTCCTACAAGACCAACAGGACGAAGACCAAAGGCAGTTTCTTGATTTGCCATGATTTAATTTCTCCGTTCTGTGCGGCCCTATTTTTTAGAGCCGCCAAAAGTTACACGACTTTGACGCTCGGATTTACCGATTGTCATAGTTGGATGAGCGTTTTCTCGCAACATATCCGATTCAACTGCTTCCATTTGATCCGCGTTTCTGTCAGCAAAATACTGAGCGCGTTCTTGGACAGTTTCAATAGGAATACGAGCGAGCATCAGACCACCCACACCAAACACACCTTCATATTTACCTGATTCAACTACCGGGGATTCAAAATCGGGATATTCGTCTTGGCGAACAAGCTCATAGCCTTCTCGCAATCTAGCAGAGATATTTTTCGTGTCATCAAAACCACGAACTTCTGCACGAATCCATCGATGTTTGTAGCCCTCTGGTGCAGGCGGTGCATCTAGCATAGACGGGGGAGCCCAAGGCTTACGCCTACCTTGCTTCTCCCTTGACGATGCATCACGCGAGGAGCGTTCAATGCCCTCAAAGCCTTTCTTCTCTTCAGACATTTCCTTACTCCTTAACGTATTTCGCGTATTCTTCAAGCGGCACCCCCAATTTTTTAGCAATTGCTACTTGGGTCGGGGAGAGTTTGACCCTTTTTCCGTTGCGCCCAGAACTGCTAGAACGTGAAACTCCAGCAACAGTTTGAGCGGGTCTGCGGCTGGCTGACGAATTGTTTCCAAATTTATGCGGGAACTCCCGCATAATTCTAGAATCCAGCTCATTATAATAGTCATTGGACTGAGGATCAAATCCTTCTTCTTCGATCAATCTCTTGTGAATACCAAATGCCGCAAAGGTCATGGCTTCATCTTTTCCAAACCAAACATTTTTTCCCGCCCATTCCTCTGCTTTTGCGTCCGGTTGTTGGGGGGCCGACGTTTGTTGCGGTTGTTGCGGTTGCGTTTGGCGAATATATTCTTGTTGTTGCGCATATTCTCGTTGCGCGTTAGCTTGTTGTTGCGCCTGCGCGTATTGGTTAGAAACAACCGCCAATTGACTTAGTTGTTTTTGAGCCTCTACCGTGGCGTCCGAATCTCCAAGTTCTACCGCTCTTTTTAAATTAGCTTCAACTTGCGCTTGTTGCAAAGAAAGCCGAGTGCCGTACTCAGACATGTAGCCTTGGTCCAGATTTTCCATTCTTTGTCGAATTTGGTTCGACTCAGTTTGAACATTTTGGGCATACTTAATGGCCTCTTCTCGCTGTCTTTCTGCGTCCCGCATTTTTTTCGTTAAACGATTAATTCGTTTTTGTACCGACTCGCTGTAGTTTTCCAGCTCTTCTTCTTGTTTTTCTCCTACAAAAGCTTCTTCTTCGGCGGCATCTTCCGCCAAAATTTCTACTTCGGTTTCTTCCGCATCTCCTACTTCTAACTCAAATTGAGTTTCTTCCGCAGCACTACTCATAGTAAATCCCCCTTACAGGCTAAGAATGTCTTCTGGGTCATCAATTACGGCCAAAATCTCATCATCATTAATGATTCGACATTCTCCGCCTTCAATTCGGAACCGAGATCCCGCGTATCGCGCAAAAACTACCCATTGTTTTTCTTCACACCATTTTCCTTCTGGAAATTTTTCAGTGTCTCTATAACAAAGCGGGCCTTGCTTAACGACATACCCTACAACAGTTTGAATTTGAGAATCGTCGAGGACTTTATTAGGGATATAAATACCACTTTCCGTGGTTTCCTTACCGCGATAAGGAAGAATAAGCATTCTCCACCCAGTAGGTTGCGGCATACGTTCCAAAAAGCTTTTATCCATAGAAGCTGGATCAAGCACTTTTTGTTTTGGTTCTTGGTACAAAGATTTGACGCCTTCTTTTGCCGCGTCAAGATCTAATGCTTTAGCTGCATCAGTCATTGAGTTGCTCCTGTTGTTCAAGCAGGCCCGAGAGTTCCTGTGAAATGTAATTTAAAGCAGACAATTCCCCCATGAGGTTTTGATACTGCTCCATAGACTTAACGTGATTGTTTTCCAACAATTCCAAAAGGTGAGTTTTGCGGTCTTTTATCGATCTTTGGATAAATTGAGCTAAATGTATAAAGTCCACATGCGCTACATCTTAGAATGTCTTATCTATATATCACGGGGATCTAAGATAGGCAACTAATATGTCCAAATAACGGGGTCCGTGGTACGGATATCTACATGAACAAACGTTTTAGCTACCCCTATGCCGTTAAAACCTAGCTCCAACGCTTTTTCGACTAAAACGCGTCTTTGTACGCCACCCGAAACGGCAATGTCTGCGGCAATTCCTTGCGTATGCGTTCCGGGGGTTTTTTTAACGGCTTCAATGGGGTGTTTTGGAGAGCGATAACCAGAGCTAATTACAAACGGAAAGCCGCAATCTTCTCGCAACTGATCTAGCACTTCTAAAAATTCTGGCTTAATCTCATTTTGACCCGTTTCGTGGCACTTGAATTCGTCCCGCGTAAAATATTTGTAGCTCACTTTTCACTCTTACTGACAAAAAGACCAAAGGCTCCTGTAAGGGCTCCTGTCATTACAGAAACTAAGGCCGCTTGTTCGGGGCTTGGATCGGGTAAAGCCATAAACCACTCTACAACGCGATAGGTCATAAAAGTCATTGCTAAGATTAAAATTCTTGGCGCAATGCGCCACTCATTTAGTTGAGAAGGGGTCATTTTTCTCGTGCAATGCCTTTAGTTTTTTCAAAAGTGCGCAAGCCCCCAAGTCCCAACATTCCAAGTAAAACCGTTAACAAGCTTTCCATTTCAAATGAAGGAAGTTCAGGGGTGCCCACACCAGACAATGCAAGGCTAAAAACGACAAGAGGCTGGCCGACAAAGTGCCAAGCCAAAGCAATGCCGCAAGTCCACCCAACAAATGGTCGCCAACCTGCAACAAAAAGAGACTTGTGTGCGGCTTCCGTTTGATTAATCGCAAGCTGACCCTTTGCCAACTCTTGCGCATGGCGCTCAGACAATGTGGCAATTTCATGCGCCAGCCTCGCTCGTTCGTCCGCATCAGGAATAAACTTATCTAGCAATCCTGTTACGGGACCAATTAAGGCGTCAAGCATTAGAACATTCCGCCGCCACCGCCGCCCTGCTGTTGAGGAGCAGCTTGACCTACCGCACCCGGATCGGGCTGTTGAGGAGCCTCTTGTAATACCGAGATCTGAGGCGGAAGAGTTCCGGGATTTCCCCCAGTTGCTCCGCCCATAAAGCCGAAAGGCAGGCTCGCGGGGCCCTGTGTTACTGACATGTTGTTGATGTTAGGACCAAAACCACCGCCGAAAGGACCAAAGCCGCCGCCCCCGAAACCGCCACCGTAAGGATTAGGTCTGCCGAAGCCACCGCCGAAACCGCCACCGTAAGGATTAGGTCTGCCGAAGCCACCGCTGTAAGGACTAGGTCTTCCAAAGCCACCACTGTAAGGACTAGGTCCTCCAAAGCCACCCCTGTAAGGACTAGGTCCTCCAAAGCCACCACCGCCGTAAGAAATAGGCATAGGTCTTTGATTAGGTATTCCAAAGTTGCCGCCGGTTCCGGGTGGAATGAAGCCCCCACCGGCCATCGGGTTCCTCGGGGGCGTGGGTCTTCCAGAGTTACCATATTGTTCTTGGAACTGACCGTACCTTTTCATACCCAAATCATATTGTTCAGGGCTCATCTGAGCTAATTGATTAAACATTCCATATGGATTTCCGCCTTGTTGGCCGCCGCCATATTGTTCTTGGAACTGACCGTACCTTTGCATGCCCGAATCATATTGTTCAGGGCTCATCTGAGCTAATTGATTAAAGATTCCAAAACCACCGCCGGGTTGTTGACCCCCGCCGGATTGTGAGGAGTAAGGGCTAGGCATGATTCTAGGGTCAAAGCCACCGCCGGGTTGTGGGGAGTAAGGGCTAGGCATGATTCTAGGGTCAAAGGTATTTGTATCCGGCACTGGGAACGGTTGAGATAAAGTGGGGGGACGCATTGGTCTGGGATCAGGGCCCGTAGGTCGTGGAAGAGGCAGAGTACCCCTAAACATCTCCGGGGGTTGAAATACTTGGATGGGGGGTTGGTTTTTATTAAGCTCCAAAAAACCTTCCCCACCCGGAGGGCTAGGATTGCCCGGACCCATGGGCCGTGGATCAGGTCGCACAGGTTGCGGACGATTTTCCGCAAAAAACCCGTTATCATTCTGCATAAAATCTCGAAGATTAATTCCACCCGGCATCCTCATTGGGCCCTTGTTGTACGCGGGACGAACTTGAGGGCGGGGACGCCGCATGGGATTAGCAAACGGGCTCATAGGAAGTGTTTGAAACCTAGCCATCTTTTATGCTCCTAGCAACTCGTGAACCGTGAGCCGCGAAGCGCGGCACCCATGCCCTTTTTCTTGCCCGTAGTGGATTTACCCATGGCTATGTCCGGCGTTTTTTCAACTTTTGCCGAAGCATAAGGGATAGAACCTTGACCTTTAATTACCGCTTTGTTCACTGGCTTTGGTGCGTTTGCTGCTGGAGCGCCGTTAACTTTAACTTTCATATTATTGATTCCTGTCAAATCTTTGTTTCAATAATTCGCGCTCTAAAGCCGCATCAATACGTGACTGCGTTTGGCGCTCCTGACTAGCCAGCCGTTGTTGAAATTCCGTAGCTTTGTTCTGCATACGTTGTTGATCAAGCTGCAACTGCGATTGATCCATTTCAAAATCTTGCTGCTGCCCCTGTTGGTCCATTTGAAGCTCTTGTTGCTTCAATTGTACCAGAGGATCGGGTCCTTGTTGACCTTCTCCATTTATTTGCGCAGACAACTGTTTAAGTTGTTGGAACTCCTGCGCGTTAAGTTGAGCGGTCATCGCTTCTAGCTCTAGCTCTAAATCCGGCGTCATCGGCTGACCGCCGGTCTGTTGCATCAACTGAGCAGTAGCCATTTCTTGCGACTTCAACTTTACATGCTCAAGTATATGCTTTTGCAGGGAAATTCCTGCCTGCGGTATGCCTTGAAGCATGGGCGAAGAGCCAAACACCATGTGCGCCATAATGTGAGCATCATGCTCTTGGCCCTCAAAAGCTTTTAACTGAACCATGTCTAGAGCATCAATGTTTTCTTGTGCCGGATCTTTTGGTATGGGATCGTCTGAAGACGGGGCAATTAAAATTTTGTCTACGTCATTAACCCCTAACGCTTCATACATGCGGCGATACGCCTCATGCATATCGTGCATCTGCGGCGCTTGCATAGCCATCTCAAGTTGAGACTGCGCCAATGCAATGCGTTGCGCTTGCGAAAAAGTATTGGGGTTTGAAACGGGAACAACGTCAACCCTGTCATCAAAATCTTGACGCATGATGGCGCGATCCCCGCCCGCTACCGCGTAAGGATATTCCTGTGGCAGATACTCCGACATGACGCGAGCCAGTAACTTAAACTCCTGTCTCATGCCGTAATGCAGGCGTTTATGCACAGCACTCATGACCCGCGATCCCTGCTCCAATAAAGCCACCGTGGTGCCTACCGCCGCTTGCTGATTGCCATCGCCAACTTTCATGTCTGTGATCGTGGCAAAACGTTGCCCCGCATCCACCACAAAACCCAGTAATTGCATCAACGTGCCGTCAGGGCCCTTAAACGGTAAAGGCATCAAAGAGTCGCGAATCGCGCCTCCCGGAGCATCGACATCACGAAATTCTCCCGGTTGTAGGGGTTCGTCATCATCCCGTACCCGTAATCCCCGAGCCTTAAAGCCAGCAGGAAGATTAGAAAGAGTACCAGCATCAATAAGCTGGCGAAGAGCCGCCGTGGCCGTTCGGGATAATCCCCCGATGGTGTGGATAAGCCCAAGACCATAAAACCCAAATCCGGGTAAAAATTTGTAGTGGACAAAATATTGAATCTTTTGTTTTTTGTCGTCGTCTTGATCGTAGTTACGCCGTACCGAAAGAACTTGTCCGGTGTCTTCACTAATCGTAACGACGTAAGGTATTTTAATTCCGGTGGTTTCACCGTCTTCACCTATTTCTTCAAATCCGGGTAAATCTAAATTTACGTGGCACTCTAATAAAGTGCAGTCATAGTCTAAATTAGACGGTTCAAGCCCGCTTAATTTATTCATCTCATCACGAACTTCGTCGTCAGAACCCTGAGAAGAATGCACAGGAATGTCGCTGTAAAACCCCATGATTTGGCGCTTACGCAAATCATTCATAGAAATCTTGACTACTTGCGTAATGTTTTCACAAGAATCAAGATCGGTAGCACCGTAAGGCACAACTATATCTTGAGCGGGCACAAATTTACTGACGGCACGGTCTATGGCCTCATCGTAATAAACTTTTTTAAAAGTAGATCCGGCTAAAGGCAAGTAAAACAACATTTGGTCAAACTCAGGCGTGTATTCTTCCATCACATTAGTGATGTAGTAATTCATAAATTCTTTAACACGGTACGCTTGAGCTTCGCCTTTTTTTGTTTTTTCTCCAACAAGAGTGGTGCGAACAGGTCCGCTTGGCGGCAAAAGTTCATTAAACGCTTGCGCTTGAAATTGAGTGGCCGCCTCTGCAAGCAGTGGGTGTGTTACCCCTGTCGCTCCACGGAAAGGCAAGGTCCGCTCTTCATAGGTATACCCTAAAAGGTCTAAGCCCTTAGAGTATGCGTCTTCCCATTCAGACCGAGAAGATTTATTGGCTTCAAAATCACCTAAAAGCTCAGAAGAAAGTTGAGAAAGATCTCTGTCGTCCAACTCATCTGCCAAGTTGCGATAGAAATCGCCACCATCAATACCAATAAAGGCCATCGGATCAAAGTCAACAGTAACTCCACCATCCTCTTCCTCTTCAATTTCAATGCCTTCTGGAATTATTTCACTCGCCGACGCCATAAACGTGCCGGGGGCAGCGATTTCAATGTCTAACTCCATGTCGTTTTCAGAAATTTCGGGCTCCATAGAAGAACCGTCCATTAAAGAAGACAAGAGGGCTTTATCATCACCGTTAGCCATTCTGATTTGTCCTATGTATTAGTTACAAGTCACAACAATCTGACCCTCAGAATTTGCTGTTGCAATACAACCGCTCTGCTCTGTGGCCATCATGCCCGCAAATGTAATATCTCTGGTTACGGAATAATTTAACCAATCTGAGTTGGATTCAACCAAAGCATTTAGCCCGTCTTCTCCCAATTGACCCAGCAAGGTCATCCCATTCACTCCAAGATTGGTTAAATTACTCATGCCCGAAGTGCCAAGATTGTTAGCTACATCAAGTCCTTTCGTGGCAATATCTACGTTTGAAGAAATGCCCGCATTGCCCAGCGTTACCATGCCATTAACAAAAGGGGTGTAGTCTATATTGCCGAGAGCATCTCCGGTAACTTGATGCGAATTCACAAACGCACCATACAAAGCTTGACTATCCGCAGACTCGGCTGAAATCCTTGCCATGTCTACTTGGCTGTTATATCGCGCCATAGTCTTAGCGGAGTCTGCTTGCATCCACATCATCCCAAGAGATGAAATGGGTGCCGCCAAAACAGAGGCCCACTGTAAAGCGTCTGACCGTTGGGGAACGGGCTGAACAGATTGAGTGTTGGTTAAGGCCAACGCCATGACTGCCGCGCTCGCGGCCTGCCCATCTCCGGCAGAAGCAATAGCAGACAGCGCGTCAAACTTTGCTTGTGCCGCCTTTGAATTTGCTTCCGCTGTTTTTTGAACCGCTTCATAATATTGCGCAGTTGAAGTGGAACACCCCGTCAAAAAAACAATCCATATAACTAAAGCTAGTGCTTTCATTTTTTATTTCCTTTTTTAGCTAAATACGCTTTGTACGCACGTTGCGCCGCAGATCTAGTAGTATACATTGCTTTTCCTCGACCTATCTTATATTTTCCATTTGACGCTCTAGTTACCGGCAAAACTACCTATCCCGCGCCGAATGTCCGGCGTCCTAAACATATTCTTTGCTACCGGAGCAAGACTGCCTACTCCACCGCCCATGGCGTAGCCCCTCATTTCGTAACTTTGTTCCGGGGACATATATGTTGCTTCGCCTGAATTGACTAATTCAGAAATTATTTTCTCTGCCTCTTCCTTAGTCTTGGCATTAATTTCCATGCCGAGGTTATTGTTACGAAGATCCATTTCTTTTCCCGCAAAGTTTCCATTCACCAATTCGCGGATATAATCTAAATCTAAATACTCTCTAGCTTGAATGGCTTTCTTTGCCGTGCTGGGAGACTCCGCATTTGCGGCCAACCAACCCAGTGCTAAATGTCGCGCAGCATCTCCGCGCCCATCAAGCTCTTCCTTTTCGCCGTATTTTTTTCCTAAACTGGAAGCCCAATCTAAATCTTGGGCTTTCATTCCGACTAACTTAGAAATAAACGTTTCAACGCCGGGGCGGTTATATTTCATTTAACCCGCCATGGGCATAATGCCCTGTTGCATCGTGGGCATTGGTCCGGGGGCCGTGGGCGGTGGACCGGGAGGCATTCCTTGTGGAGGCATTCCTTGTGGAGGCATACCCTGTGGAGGCATACCCTGTGGCGGGGCTCCGGGCGGACCTTGTGGAGGCATTTGTTGCTGCTGCATAAGCTTGTCCATAGTGCGCTTAAATGCCGCTTTCTTTCTATCGCTCATGTGAGCGTCCGGGGTTTCGTATTTCATTAAAAATGACTCAATGCCTTTGCCGGAAGGAGGGGAATTATCCTTCCCCATTAAGCTAGCTATTCCCTCGCCAACTTCGCCGCCATCTTTCATTTCTACAACTTCCTCTTCCTCCATCACAACATTAGAAATAGCGGCAGGCGATGCCTGTTGTGAGGCTCTAAATTCATCCAAAGCTTTTTGAATTGCCGCAGAGTCGATATTAAAGATACCCCCGCCAAGGAAATCAGGGAGATTAACATTTTCTAAGGCCGCCGGAGTGTAACGACCATCCGAATCGTTATCCGTAGGTTGTTGGATTTTTCTTTCCTCCTCATTTAAATCAAAAAAATCAGGAGTACGGCGATTGCGAGCTTTGTCCATAAACCCGGTAAAATCTCCAAAATTAGGTATCATGCTGCCACTAAATCCCGTGTTCGGTACAACGGGCGGTGGTGCCGAAACCGTTGGAGTAGTGCTAGGCCCCGGCGGCAACGCAGGAGCCGGAGCTTTTGGCGGAGGCGGAGGCGGGGGCGGCTCCTCTACATACGTTTTTTCATCGCCTTCCCTAAGTGGAAGGGTGCTTGGATCTACAAAAACGTCACTTTCAAACACTTCACTCGGAGAAACAAAAGCATCTTGTGCGGCATTGGCTCGCGCCGCGTCCGTTCCTCGGCTAGGTAATAAATTGCCGTCCGCATCTCGACCTATGCGAACTTGTTCCGGCATGGTAGCTTTAAAACCATAGCTTTCTGTAAAACTGCTGTTTGGAGCAAAACTGCCTGTCTCTGCGTATTCGTCGTTTAAAAAGCTTGCCAGCAAGTTAACTCGACGCATACTGTCAGAATTAAAATCTGTACCGCTAAAGTCTAAATTGCCCGCTTGGTTTAAAAAAGAAGACGAATCCGCTAATTCGTTTCCCTGCTCCGCAGATTCGGAAAACCATTTTAAAAACCAGTTGTAATCTTTGTCGTCAAGAAGGCCCAATGACTGCATTGTATCTACAACTTGACGATTTGTAGTGCCTCCCTTAAAGCTAAACCTTCCGCCAGCATTGCGTGTCAAATAATCAGGTAGCTTTGTTTGAAAACTATTTCCACCTACTCCCCTAAAACCATCTAAATAACGAGTTGGATCTACCGGCATTAGCGCATTACCTCCCGAAGAAACAAACTACCTACCCCAGATTCTACCGGCCCACCTTGGTTAAAGTTAATTGACATTCCTTGCATTTGCGCCAAAGCTTTTTCCAGTGCCGCTAATTGTTGCGGAGACATGTTCGGCATCCCCGGAGGTGCGGTAGGCGCAGGAGGGGGCGGTGCCATCGGGGGCGGTGCCATCGGGGGCGGTGCCATCGGCTTGGGGGGTGTATACAGATTATCCGTTGACATCGGGGGCTGAGGTGCCATCGGAGGCGGGGCCATCGGAGGCGGTGCCATCGGAGGCGGTGCCATCGGAGGCGGTGCCATCGGAGGCGGTGCCATCGGAGGCTGAGGTGCCAACGACGGCATCGGGGACGGGGTTATCGGGGGCGGTGCCATCTGTTGTCTTGGTGGCATTAAAGGTCTTGTCATTGAGGGCGGTGCCGCCGGGGACGGGGCCATCGAAAGGGAAGGTGCCGCCGGGGGCGGGGGAGCCAACGACGGTAAGTTTATAAAGCCGCCAAAAGGTGATGTAATGCTCCCCAATCCGCCAAAACTTTCTCTAATTTGTTGAGCCAATTGCTCTGGAGAAGGCGTAGTAGGAGGAGGTGAAGAAGGCTCTGGGATTGTTTGTCTTAACCCGCTTTCGTCCGGCAAAGGCGGAAGTTCTGCGGGCATCTCAGTAACTGTCGGCTCCCCTAAAAGCAATTCAGAAGCCAAGGGGCCTTCTTGCTCTTGTGCCAGTTGCTCTTGTGCCTCTTGCCCACTCGAATTAGCGATAGCCTGCTCTGCTTCCATGTTCTTCCGAAGCGCAGGCATCATGCCCCGTTGATCTTGTGTAAGGTCCCCCGCATAGGGGTCACCTACCGTTCCGCGATTACTCAAGATATTGGAATCGGGGGTCCCTACCAATGGCGAGCTAGAGTCCATTGTTTGCTTGTAGTTATAAACCACAACTTGATTGTTAGCGGGGTCAAGAAAATAATATTGCCCCGTGTCTCCCCCCATACGAACCATGCTCATGCCCGTAGTTGCGCCGGGGTTATGCCCGTGCAAATAATTCCTATAAACTTGATCGTCACTCAAATACTTGGTGTTGACTCCCATCATAGCTACGTTTTTGTCGGAAAGACTTTGCAATCTTTCCGGGGAAACGTTATTCCAAACAGATCCTGTTTCCGGGTCGTAATGCATTCCTTCGCCATAATTTCCGGCAGCATTAGGCAAAACGTTATTAACAAAATCTTCCATGGACATGGTGGAAGGTTTAGACAAGCCGTGGCCCGTATAAATAGAACCTCTCTTACTGTGCCCATACGGATCTGTTCCGGCTAAACTGGGGGCTGGCGCGTAGCCTCCTCCAGCCGCATACGGGTCCCCGCCGCTGTTGCCGCCGCCGTTATTGCCACCGCCGTTATTGCCACCACCATTATCACCGCCGCCGTTGTTGTTGCCCCCGCCATTATCACCACCGCCATTATCACCACCGCCATTATCACCACCGCCATTATCGCCACCGCCATTATCACCACCGCCATTATCACCACCGCCGTTGTTGCCGCCCGGAATGAGAGGTGGGGGGGTATAAGGAGTATATGGAACGGGGCCC